GGTAATCAATTTAACATACAACCTCAACAAACTATGCAGCCCTCTGGAATGGTTTCACAACAACCTGTAGCAACAGGATATAGTCCTACATTTGTAGGTGGTCAACAACCTGTTACAAATTTTGATAACTTAATTCCTTTACCTGCAAAAAAATATGAAAACATTCGATTTGTTAATGCAACAGGCGAAGTAATGATAATACCACATGTTGACGGTAATCCTGTATTTCCAGTGCCTGAAGGATATACACGAGAAACACAAGTTCAAAAAGATACTGAAGAAACATTAAAGTCTCCAACAGATGCCGAAGTTAAAACAACTACACTAACAAAACCTGACCCTAATTTACAACGTGACCCACAACGAGAACGAGAAGAAGCTGAAGCTCAAAGAAAAGCTACTAATAGAAGTTATGATAATATGTTTAAGTTAGCATATGAACAGTCTTCTGATAAATCGTTAGAGGGTGTAACAAAGTTTATTAAAGATGGAAATGTAAAGGCAGATGTTCCAATTTTTGGTGAAATAAAAATACCCGGATTTACATTTGAAGAAGCTAAAATTGAAGAAGATAAACCAGAAGAAGCTGTAGAAGAGGAACCAAAGGCTGAAGAAGAACCTACTCCAGAACCT